AAGAAGCTACTAGTGTGTCTGATTACCATCCGAACGAATTGGATTTCCAAGCTTCTTTTGCAGAGTATAAGAGGACTAGTGGCCAAAGTTTAACTACTATACAAAATACGATTAGTGGATTGAATAACAGTCTAAACCAGACTAATTCAAAACTTAATCAAACGGATAGTAAATTAACTGCTCAAGTAGCCGACTTGGTTCAAACAAAAACCAAATTGGATCAAACTGCGTCTAAATTGGAATTGCAAGTTTCTGAGTTGACCAAGACCAATGAACGATATGCTAAACAACAATCAGAACTAAATCTTCTACCTGGTAAAATTGATTTGGCAGTAACTTCTGCTAAAGATGAGGTTAAACAATATACGGATAGTAGAATTACTATCAACAATGATAGTATCACTCAACGTATAACATCTACTTTAAATGCCACTGTCAATAATGTCGTTACAACAGCTGTAACACAAACCAAAAACTCATTGACTCAGGCTATAACTCAATCTGCCACAGATACTCTTACTCGCGCTCGAACCGACGCTCAAACACTTATTACCACTGAGATAACTGGTGTTAAGAAAACAATCAGTAGCGTTCAAAATGAAATTCCTAAGAAATATGGTAGTCGTAACTACTTAAGTGGTACGATAAAACCACGGGAATCCTACAACTATACTCTTAATTCTAATAATTATCATGTAATTTGGGGATATCCTTTGATGTATGGATCCACACCTAAAGAATTAGGCATACCACAAGGCGCCAGATTGATAATTCAGTACGAAGTTCAATTTAAGTCCAATGTGACTAACGCATCAGTATTTCCGGAGTTTTATAATGATACTAGTAATGGATATTGCGGAGGCCCTAATGGTATTGTACCAGGATTTCCAAATATAACTGCTAGAGACATAAATGGTACAAATAAAGTATTTAAGATCGCATACTTTACATTATCCGATAAAATGTGGAATGAAGCAACACAAATTCGTTTCCGAGTGGATATGTCTAATAATGTCCCATTCACAATATCTAAATGTACATTATATTATAGTGATATGGTTAGCGATTGGTCGCCGTCAGCTGAGGATTTGATGGATAACACTACTGGGGTAAACCTGATACGAAATGGTGACTTCCTATATAATATCCAACCAAATGAAAACATCAGCATGCGGTTCTGGGATGTTATCAAATATCCAGGCTGGAATCATGATAATGGTACTCATGGTTTAACAAATTTCGGTAAAAAGGGAATATTTCATTATTATGGAAATGCTGGTAATAATTATGCATATATACAACAAGTTATTAATGAGAATTTTTATGAGGGACAACCTGTAACATTATCAGCAGATGTGTCCACTGATCAAATTAATAACTCTGGTATAATTATGCGTATGGAAATAGTTGGAACTTGGGTTGATAATGGAAATGATAGATATGAATGGCTTGTTAAAGATTTTTATCCATCGGATATCCAATTCATGGGTATGAAACCTAATCAAAGAGTGTTTCATAGAATTGGTGCTGTCCTTACTCCACTTCATGACTATAAAAATGTTAAAGTTAGAATAACAACTACTCCAAATACTCTTGTAAACTTCTACATTCGAAGAATCCAACTTGAACGGGGTAATTCTATAAATGACTTTAAAGATAATCCTCAAGATTTGGATATGACTCAAACTGTTAAATTCCAAAAAGTAGAGGAGTCTGTTGATTTCTTTAAACGTACTTTAGGAGAAACTCAAAACGGTATAGCTAATAGAGTTTCACAAATGATTATGTCTAGTACTGAGATACAGTCTTTAATCACTAGTGGCTCTTCAGCATCTAATAACCTTATATTAGGTACTGAGGATTTGGTTGGAGTTACTAATAATTCATCAACAAATGCGCCGTTCGAATTTAGTCCATCTGGAGGAGCATACGGTAAAAGATCTTTCTTTATTAAAGTTGATAAAGGGGCACCGATAAATAGATGGAATCGATTAATGTTTCCTCTATCAATTAAGTCTCTTAACCAAGGTGATGTTCTGACATTCACATGTAAAGTTAGAATGCATAAATATTACCATACTCCAAATCAATCTCTCGCGCTTATAGAAATAAAATATGCGGATAATATTCCGGCAGAGAATTTATTCTTCATAGGAAGAGACTACAATATTAATTCGCCTGTTAATAACCCCTATAATGGTTGGATAGATGTCAAAAAGACTATCACAATTAGTAAAGATATGACATTTAATGATGGCGAATATATCAATCCATTCCGTGTCATCATGGATGGAAGCGGGTTACTTGAAATCAAAGAAATGATGCTTGTAAGGGGCGATAAAATCGCATCTTATCAACCATCGGGAAGTATATCCTCCACAATGGTCCAACAGCTTGCTAATTCTTATTCTGTTAAAATTCTAAAAAATGAGAGAGACCTTGTCACTCAAATTTCAGCGAATCCAAACGGTGTAAGAATCTCTGGTAAAAATATCGAGATAACTGGTCAAACAAGTATATCTAATGGGGTTATTGGTGAAGCTCATATTCGAGATGGATCCATCAAAAATGCACACATAGCAGACGCTACTATTGCTTCTGCTAAAATCGTTAGTGTGGATGTAAGAAAAATAACTGGTCTTGAGGCTGAATTCAGAAACCTAGTCGCCCGAACTGGTGTATTTGAATCTGTGTTTACTAATGGATTAACCATTGCTAACCGGGTAAGGTTTTCGATTAATAACGATAGATTATCTATAAACCACCTTGGCGGCCAAACGGATAATATCACAATTCAATCAAATGGACGATATGCAGGACCAACACGATTTTGGGGTAAAACTACTTCGGATACTACATATGTTCCGGTAATGACCAATACTTATATGAACTCCCCACTTAGTCCTGTACGATCTGACGTTGGTATATATGGTGTTCGTGGTCTATTTTTAATGACTTTTAGTAATCAAACAAACCAATATGGTGATTCTGCTTGGTTGTATGTAAATGATGGATCAAATACAAACGCAATATACTACGCACCATTAGTCAAAGCCGGAACGCAAACTGACTGGAATAATGGTTTTAGATAGAAAGGTTTATATATGGAAGAAAACGAAAAACTGAATAAGATTATTTTGAAGTTGTCTTTAGAGATAGCATCTAAAAATCTTGAAAACACTGAGTTGCTTGTGGAAAAAGAGGCTCTCGAAGAAAAAGTTTCTCAATTGCAAAGTGAACTAGACGTTTACAAAGCAGCAGAACAAATCCAAATTAATGAATTAACCCCTAATGACAATAAAGGAGAATAAATATGTCACAATTTAAACTACGTACACACTACCCAATTTACAACGAACAAGGCGAACCTGTGAAAACACTATTCGAGTTGTACACCGATACTCCTAGTAATATGATTCAAGTGTATCTTCCTGGATTGCATCGAATTACTGATCCATCACAGGAAAAAGAATACATTGAGAAATGTATGAAAGCATTCCACGCCGAATACTTTGCTGAAATCGAATTCAAAGAAACAACCAAACAAGTTGGTGTTATCAACAGTACTATTGCTAATATCAACGTCGCAGATAAACGTCGTGACGAATTGATTGAAGCAATTATTATGCAAACGGTTATGTCTGGAAATATTGTGTACGGCGTTGTATATAAGAAGCTTGCCGGATTGCTTCCAAAAGTAGAAGTAGGTAAGACATATCAAGCAAATGAAATTGTTGTTATTGAAGATCCGACACATGTTGAAACACAAGGGGAAGGTAAACTTGTATTCGTGCAATTCAACAAAGAATTCACATACAATGGTGAGCGTGTAGCTGACTTTGTTACTCGAGGACGTCTTGAAATGAATGGTGTAGGTGCTGCTTACCCACTATCTTCAGGAATGGAACGCTAGAAAGGACTATTATGACAGTAGATGTATCGAAGATCATCGCATGGTATGATGTACGTAAAGGTGAGACTCTAAATCTCACTAACGAACAAGCATTCAAAATGGCTACAAAATACGGTGAACTAACCGAACCTAAATCGGACTTTAGCATCGCCGAAGATGTTACGGACTGGTTGGAGGACAATGGATTTCTCCATATGGATGATGCTCCAAAATTTGGGGATATCTTAATCGTCGAAGAGGGTATGTTTATCGGGATTGTTGGGAATACTGATGGTGAGATTTTCTTCTCAAACGGTACTCAAATTGTAAGTCACTTTGAATCAGATGTTTTCCATGAAACTGACCATATTATCGTATATCGATATTCTGGCGAAGTTTCTTTACCAAATCCCTCAGTAAAAGATATTGCTCGAATTAAGTTCGAGGAAGAGTCTCTTGAAGCGTAGGGATTTATTTATCTGTTTGACAGGGTTTGCAATTATTATTGTGAACCTTGTTTTACTTATTGTAATGCTTATTATTTTAAAAGAGTTATCATCTTTGAGGGTAGAGTACTATAACACTTTAAAAATACTAAGCGAATTCAATAAAGTCTTACAATATCCAGGAGGGTAAAATATGACAGTAAGTACAGCTGAAATGATCGCATGGATGCAAGCCCGTAAAGGTAATGTATCGTATAGTATGGATCACCGCGATGGTCCAGACAGTTATGACTGTTCATCGGCGATTTATTACGCTGGTATATCCGGTGGAATGAGCAAGTTGGATTGGGCATGTTCGACAGAAACCGAACACGATTGGCTTAAAGATAACGGATGGGAATGTATTGCTGAGAACGAAGAGTTTGATTGTCAGTACGGCGATATCTTTATTTGGGGACAAAAAGGATATTCTGCAGGCGAATTTGGACATACAGGAATTTTCTTAGATACCGAAGGGACTATCATCCACTGCAACTATCCCGATGATGGAATTGGGATTGACGAACACGATGACCTTTGGATGCGTGTAGGTCGTCCATATTATTACTGCTACCGTTATAAAGGCAATACTGAAACAGTTCCAAACCAGGAACAAATCGAAAATGCTACAACCCAGTTCGAACGAGAAATTGCTAATGGTGTTTCATTACAAAACTCACAACAACCGTATTTCGAAGCGACAGTTTCTGGTGACTATTGGGTAGAAGCTCACCCATTCTCTGGAGCCGAAGAAAAAGAATTATTCAAGAAAGGTACACGTGTTCGTGTGTACGAAAAAGTTAATGGATATTCTCGTATTGGTTCGCCTCAATCTTATCAATGGATTGAAGATAAAGTTCTTACCGATCATAAGGATTTGTAATTAGGAAATATACTATACAGGAGATAAAAATGATTATTATTTCAGAAAACGAACTTATTCACACAGACAGCTTTTCAGATGTTATCGAGCACCACGGCGTTA